TCGCGTTTCCCATATGGTCAGCCCGTGTATGATCTGTATGCCCGTGAAAACATAACGAATAAAATGAATAATCTTTCGCCTATTGAAAAACAAACGGTCGGTCCGGGTCTCGGTCTCGCGGCCGACATTCCGGCCGCTGGAGGCTTTCACGATCCTTTCCGGGTCCTTCCTACGAATATTAACGAGGAGCGCCTCACAACTATCAAGGGTCTTCCGGGACCTCCGAATTCATTTATAAAAAGCGGGGGTGCTGGCGGAATTGGAGCAATAACGCACCAGGCCAAGGACTCCAAAGCGTGGTATCGTGCCCCGGCCCAAAACCGCGGAGAGGGACAAGGCGGCGCTTTAACAGGACCAGAGAGCCGTCCCAAGTTTCTCAAGGGTGAGCGCTCCACCATTCGCCAGCAGACGGGTTCCCGAGAGGACACATTGAGCGTCGGGCCGGCCCAGTACAAAGTCTACGAGCCTTATGCATCTGGCGAAGGAGCCTATACAAACAAACAATTAACTCGCTCGAGCGGCCTTCGTTCCAAGCCCGACCGGCCCGGAAACGCCTCTCGTATGAACGTCCGACAGGATGCCGTAAACCAGGTCGGGGCAGCTTCCCAGCTCCGCTCCGAGACGGTTCCTTTCCCAGTTCCGCATATGAATGGTGGAAGATTCCAGCAGTACAAAGATGCCGAGTTTTACAAATTCGATGAGAAAAAGGGAAATCCCAACCCCTTGGCCCAGCCAGAATATCTCGACGTGGCTATCCAAGAACTCGAGAAAAATCCCATCGCCCTTCCTCCGCTCGCCGTTGTTTAAAATAATCTAACTCAATTATAACATGAGCGGAGGTGTCGTCCAACTGGTCGCAACGGGTGCTCAGGATGCTTGGCTAACTGGCAAACCGGAGGTTTCATTCTTCAGAACAAATTATAAACGTTATACTCATTATGCTTCATCAGTCGAGCGACAGATTATCCAGGGAACCCCGATAGCCGGTGGTATGTCGACAATACGCATCGAAAAGAAGGGCGATCTGCTCAACTACATGTATCTGACGGCCCGAGATTCTACCGGCGCCATGGTCTACAACTTTGACTGGTCCAAAGTTATTGACAAGGTTGAACTTTTAATTGGAGGACAAGTCATTGACACGCAGGATTTCGAGTACATGTCGGACATAGAGCCAGTGACGGGCGGGCAGACCTATTCGACTCGGTACTTGAATAGCGCGCCATCTGGACCGACCAATCAAAAAAGTGCATTTTTTCCTCTAAAATTCTTCTTCTGCAAAGATTGGTCCGTATCCCTCCCCATGGTCGCTCTACAGTTTCATGATGTCGATATCCGGATCACGTGGTCCGTTAATCTCAATTCGACCCTGACGTTCGGCCCGACGAATGTTCCGTTATTGGGAGTTCCACAGGCAACGGCCAGCATAACTTCGAGCGGAACTGCTGCGGTTTTAGGTGGAAATACGGCCAATATTCAAGTTTCGCAGTTTAGCGGCCCTGTTTTTTCGGGCTCTTTATTTGTAGCTCCCGGTTCTAACCTCCAGACCAATACGTCTGTTATTCACGGGTTTTATAATGCGCTATCGGATGGCGTAGCAAATGCCGTAGTTAACTTTTCAAATTCGGCCCAGAGTAATATTACTGGTTCGGGCGCTCCATATAACACGAGTGGGGCTGTCGCTAATATATACGCCCCTCAAGTCACGGCCCAAATTCCTACTACGACGACTATAACCGGCTCTTCGGCCGCTTTGTCTTTCAACACCTTTTCGAGCCCTACGAGCGGTTCGAGCGTTTCGGTCGGTCAGTACGTGGCCGGTTTACCCGTTACGGGTCCGGTCTATGTATCGAACACATCAAACCTCGCTTCGGGTAATGTTACTGTGTCGTATCCCTCGACGGCTTCTACTGTCGGCGTTCCGGCCGGAACTACGGTTAGCTTCTTCAATGGCTCGAGCGTTTCGGCCAGTACATATGCCGGAATTCAGTTCCAGGCATGGGCCGACTTTGTTTACCTAGATCAGACCGAGCGCGACTACTTTGCCAAGACGACCCAGGACCTGCTCATAACCCAAGTTACCCGCGTGAACATTTTGACCAACTCCACTCAAGAGATTGCGCTGGCCCAGCCAATCAAGTTCTTGGCGTTCCCGGCCGTCAATTATTCCCAGATATACGCCAATGGGTCAAATCCCTCGAACGCTCTTAATTACATCCTGAAAACGCAAATTAACGGAATTGACATTGGCGAATTCAAGTTTATTCCCCAGTGGGTCGATATTCCCCAGTACTACAACACACCCTTTGGATACGTGCATAACAATGCGGCGCCTAATGTGGCGATATTGAGCTACTGCCTCGACACTTCCAAGCTTCAGCCCACGGGAACACTCAACTTTAGCCGGCTCGACACCTTCCGCCTCGTGACCTCACCACAGGTTCCAAACGGAATATTGGGTCTTTGCAATCCAAATATCAATTACCCGGTATCGTACTTGTACGCGGTCAACTATAACGTGCTCCGGATCCAGAACGGCCTCGGCGGGGTTTTATACGCAAATTAATAACCTCGTACATTTTAGACATGCAGCTTTGGCATTGGGTCCTCTTGCTTGGATTTCTGTTTATGATGACGTATAATCCCCGCACGGGAAATCTTGGGAGTTTTTTTACTCCCCAAATATCAGTAGAGGATAACAATGCCTCGAGAAAGGCACAAAGCGATAGCGATACCGATGAGCACAGTGAATGAACAGCCCCATTTCTTGATAGTCCATGACCGGAGATACCGGGAATGGACTTTTGTAACAGGCGGGTGTCGCCGACGCGAGGTCTATAATCCGCTTCGATGCGCGGTTAGAGAACTCGAAGAAGAAACACGGGGCACGATAAACCTAAAAAGGGGTTCTTATGCCTATTTTAAGTTTGTCACCGATACACCGGAGCCAAGAGATATTGAAGATGGGGTCGACGTGATAAACCATTATCACGTATACATATTCGATCTCCCTATGACGGCGACTGAACATCGGCACATTGTCAAAAGATTTACGGAAGAAAAATCAAAGATGGATGATCAGATTGTCCCTTTTCGCAAAAATTATGATGAAAATGACGACTGTAGATTCGAGACGCTCGATTCTATATCAAAAAAGAACAACTTGTGGCCAATGATCCGTCAGCACGTCCTATTAAACCCAGAGTTCCAGAGGGCCCTGGGAACAACCAAGACCTCCTTCAATTTGCGGTCTTAACCCAATAAAAAGTCCTATGAAAAATATAGAAATGACCAGAAGCAAACTCGAATTTGCGAAGATTTTAGCAGCGACTCTTCACCCTAACGAAAAGGCTGAGAAACTTCAGGAAATGTCCGAAAAGTTTGCGGCCGAGATGACTCTTCGCAAATTGTGCTACGAAATTGAAAAGGCCGAAGAGGCCACCAAGCCCCCAAAAGAAAAGCCCCAGAAAAGTTTATGGCAAATGCTAACCTTAGAGGATTCGGACGTTGAATAAGTAATGGAAAAATGGAAGGTTCCAGGTGGTTCCGTGACCCATTTACTCATGGATGGCGGGAGCCTTTTTGTTCCGGTTCATGAGACTATGATTTTTTACGAGGACTGTGTCCGGGCGATCAATTTAGGATCAAAATTGTATGTGGTCGAACAAAAGACGGAAAATTTCAAATTTTTTGTGGATCTGGATTACAAAGCTCCGGAAAAACTCAAGGATGAGGACCTTGTCCAATTTTGTTCCATAATTCATGAAGCCATCGGGAGTCCCGAACCATGTTTGATTGCCCGGGCCCAGCCCAGACAGGTCAAGGAGGGGATCAAGTCGGGGGTCCATATTCATTGGCCAAATTTAGTCGTCTCTAGATCACAGGCTCTCAATTTAAGATCAAAAATACTCATGAGTTTGGGTGAGGGACCATGGGATTCTATAATAGATGCGAGCGTCTACGGTGGGTCCGGACTTCGTATGCTCTGGATGCATAAGAAACCAACGGGCGATCCTTACATCCCATGGCGGGATCTCAACGGGAAAGATCTCTCGAAAGAACCAAGCACAGAGACCCTGGCTTTGTTTTCCATCAGGACAAATGAAGAAAACGCCCCAAAAAAGACCGAGGTCCTTGGCGATAATTCTGTACTCGAGGAATTTGTCCAAAGATATCTGCAGGGTCAGAGGCGCGCCCGTATCAAAAAAGTCCAGAGGAACGAGCACGATGGATGGTTCGCCCAGACCGACTCTAAATATTGCGAGCGGATCAAGACCGAGCACAAGTCTAATCACGTTTGGTTTTCAATATATGCCGGACGCATTTCACAAAAGTGTCTCGACGAGGACTGTAGTGAGTTCAAGGGAACCGAACATATTCTTCCTCCATCAATAGTAGAACAACTGAAAGATGTTGCTATTGTGGGTAGCCCTTCTCATTCTTTTCTTATGGATGTATTTCCCAATAGCAGGACCGGGTGATAAATTTCGCGATTTCGAAAAAAAGGTTCACCCCTACTCTGGTCTCGATCCCGAGTCTTGGAAGAGATTTCTAAGTAATATGAGTACTTTCAAGACCTTGTTGAGAGTTCCAGATGTTGAGGGTTCGGCCAAGGCTCTTTATGGTTCGCTCGAAAATATAAGAGATATGGCAATGGGTATCCGAAGAGCCGATGATTCAGAGATCCAAGATACCCTGAACGGAATAGCAAACGACCTGGGCTACGAGGGTGAATTTGTCATAAATTACATAGCGAGTCAAAAAGGACTTCAGTTCTTTCCAAAGTACTTAAACGAGAGAATTGATGATAAGACAAATGACGGACCAGCTTTTATCCCAAAACGAGTCCGTTCCCATGGCCAGTAGGACGCGGTACGGACGCATCAGCAAACCGCCCGAACGTTATGAGCCCGTGGAGCAGGTCGAGGATGATTATGCCGAAGATGATTACGACTCATCAGAGTCTGAGATTAGTTCAGACATTGATGAGGACGATGAGGAAGAAGATGAGAGTGATATGGATGAATATGGTAATTTAGATGGTTTTGTAGTTCCAGATAAAAGCGAGAGTGATGTAGAAAGTAATGGAGAACCTTCCGTTCCTGTCGCGAGGCGGGGAACCGCCGCAGTCAAGAAACGAGCGCCCCCCGTCCGAAAGTGAGTGGGTCCAGGCCACGCCCGAAACGC